AGTATTCCAACTATTGCTTTAAGTGTCTGGGCAAATGAGTATAATGGTGATAGTAATTGGTTTGGACTACCACCAGAAGTTCAAAAAAAAATATTAAAAGAAAAATTAAATAGCAGCGAATTTAGATATTTTAGAACTGCTGAAGGAAAATTATAATGGCACTAGCAAATTATTCAGATTTAAAAACATCAATCGCTAACTGGTTAAACAGATCAGATTTAACAACTGAGATAGCAAATGATTTCATAGTATTAACAGAAGCTGATTTCAATTCTAAATTAAGAATTAGAAAAATGAATACCTCAACTTCTATTACAATAGATTCAGAAACAGAATCTATACCAAGCGACTTTTTACAAGTAAGAGATTTTTTTATTACAGAAGGTGGAACTAAATATTCATTAAAATATATTACTCCATCTCAAATGGATCAGATTAAAGGTAGTTCTACATCCGGTATGCCTTCTACCTATACTATAATAGGAGATAACTTTAGATTTGCTCCAACTCCATCTGGCTCTTATACAGGTACATTAAATTATTATGCAAAGTTCCCAGCTTTATCAGATACCAATACTTCTAATTACATTTTAGCAAGTCATCCAGCTATATATTTATATGGTTCATTATATCATGCTGCTAATTTTTTAGGAGGTGTTGATCCTCAAAGACTTCAACAATGGCAAGGAATGTACACAACTGCTATGGAAAGACTTGAGAGAAATGATAAAGAAGATCAATTTGGAAATGCACCATTACAACAAAGAGGAGATGTAACTGTTGCAGGTTCATTTAACGATAAATATGTTGCAGTAACAAACAATAACCAATAGGAGAATAATGCAAATACCTTTTGGAGAATGGCTACCTGACCAACCAGAATATAATAATCCTGGTGCAAACACAGCTAACAATGTTTATTTTGCAGCATCTTCTTATAAAAGATTTCCTTCATTAGTTAATTATTCTACAAACAACATAGCCAAAGATAGTAGAGGTGCAGGTTCATTTAGAGATAATTCTAATACTGTATTTAATTTTGTAGCAACTAATTCAGACATACATCAATTAGCTTCAGGAACATTTACATCAAGAAAATCTGGTTTAACAGGTGGTAATACTGATTACTTTACATTTACACAATTTGGCAATTATATTATTGCCAGTAATGGTGTAGATGCACCTCAATATTATTTAATGGGTACATCAACTAACTTTGCAGATTTATCATCAATTGCAACATCAGGTACTGTTCCAACTTTTAAAGTATCAGGTGTAATTAGAGATTTTTTAGTAACTGGTAATCACACCAATAATTCAAATAGAATACAATGGTCAGGTATTAATGATATTTCAACTTGGGCAAGTGGCACTAAACAATCAGACTTGCAAGACCTACCAGGATCAGGTGGTCAGATAACTCACATAACCTCTGGAGAGATTTCTTATATCTTTAGACAAAACCAAATAGTTCGTATGGACTATGTGGGTGGAGCAACTGTATTTAGACTTTCAGTAATCTCACCTAATAGAGGTGCAGTATTAGGTAGAACTGTTTGCCAAGATAATCGTAGAGTTTTCTTTTATGCAGATGATGGATTTTTTGAGCTTAATGGAGATAATGTAATATCTATTGGTGCAGAAAAAGTTAATAGATTTTTTGATTTAGATTTAAATAAAGCATTTACAGATAGAATTTGTGCAGCGGTTGATCCATTCAATCAATTAGCCATGTGGTTATATCCATCTGCTAGTGATACATCTAATACTACTGGTATTTGTGATAAAGTAATTATTTACAATTATGCTACTCAAAAATGGAGTACAGCAGATGCTAGTGCTAGTACCATATTCTCACAATTCGTTGGTGCATATACTGTAGAATTAATGGATTTGATTTCAGGAAACCTAGATAATATTAATATTGCATTAGATACTGATTTTTGGAATGGTGGACAAAGATATTTAGGTGCAATAGATAATAATTATAAAGCAGCTATTTTCTCTGGAACAGATAATGAAGGAACTATAGAAACTAGAGAAATGGAGTTGTTTCCAGGACACAGAAGTAGTATAGTAAATGTTAGACCTATTGTGGATGCTACATCTACAGTAACTATTCAAAGTAAAGAACGATTAGCTGATACATCTACAGAATCATCTTCTTCTACAATGGTTGCTAGTGGAGATAATCCAGTAAGACAGTCTGGTAGATATTTTAAAATTAAAGTAAAAACACCATCTGGGTCTGTTTGGACTCATGCTCAAGGTGTTGATGTAATTGCTTCAAGAATTGGTTTGAGATGACGGAAAAAACTGATATAGATAATGTTAGATATAGTTTTGAAACACAAGAGTTCTTTCAAAGACAAATTGAAGAAGCTATCAACACATTAATAAATGATAGAAACAAAGAAAGCGACAAGGCTTTCTCATGGTTTATAGGAGATTAATATGGCAGGAATAAAAGATTATTCAACAACACAAGCAAACAATACATCACTTAATGGTATCTCTACTGCCGAAGGGATGCTACCTTCCAACTTAAATAATGCCATTAGAGCATTAATGAAAAATACTAGAGATTGGTATAATGATTCACAATGGGTAGAATATGGTGATGGTTCAGGTACTTATACTGCTACTTATGCAAGTGCAACATCCTTTACAATAGATGGTGTTGATGTAACTTCTTTCTATCATGCTGGAAGAAGAATTAAATTAACAGCTTCTACTCCAGGAACTATCTATGGTACGATTGCTAGTTCATCTTTTTCAACAAATACTACAATCAATGTAACTTGGGATAGTGGTTCATTATCTAATGAAGCAATCTCAAATGTTTATGTTGCAGCACTTTCAAAAACTAATTCATCTATACCAACTGAAATTATTGGAACATCTAATATTTCTGATGGTGCAGTTACTACTGCCAAACTTGGTGCAGATGCTGTAAATGGTTCTAAGATTGCAGATGACAGTATTGATAGTGAACACTATGTAGATGGTAGTATTGATACTGCACATATTGCAGACTCACAAATCACAACTGCAAAGATTGCTGATACAGCAATTACTACAGCAAAAATTACAGATGCAAATGTTACAACAGCTAAGATTGCAGCAGATGCAATTACAAATGCTAAAATTGCTGATGACTCAATTGATAGTGAACAGTATGTTGATGGATCTATAGACACAGCTCACATAGCAGATTCACAAATTACAACTGCCAAACTAGCAGACAATTCAGTTACAAGTGCAAAAATTGTAGATGGTTCTATTGTTAATGCAGATGTAAATGCTAGTGCAGCAATTGATGCAACTAAAATACATGATGGTACAATTTCTAATACAGAATTTGGTTATCTAAATGGTGTTACATCTGCAATACAAACTCAATTAGATGCTAAACTTACAGCATCAAATAATTTATCAGATTTAACAACTGCTTCTACAGCTAGAACTAATTTAGGATTAGGAACTATTGCAACTCAAGATGCAAATAATGTTTCAATATCTGGTGGAGCAGTTACAGGACTTGGTTCTCCATCTGCTAGTTCAGATGCAGCTACTAAAAATTATGTAGATCAAGCTGTTGCAGGACTAAGAACAAGAACTATTGCTGAATGTGCTTCTACAGGAAATGTAAGTTTATCTAATGGTTTAGAAGCAGGAGATTCTATTGATGGTGTTACCCTTGTTGCAGGAGATAGAGTTTTATTAAAAGACCAAACAGATGCTACTGAAAATGGATTATACTTAGCAGTATCAAGTGGTGCTGCATCAAGAGATCCAGAACATGATACTATTGCTGAATTATCTGGTGGAATGGTTGTAGTTAATCAAGGTTCAACAAATGATAATAAAATATTTTTGTGTACTACTGATAGCGATGGTGTTATAGGAAGTACAAATATTACCTATACTGTTATTACTCCAGCTAATGTTGGAACAGTAACTTCAGTAGGAGTAGCTGATGCAGGTTCTTCCGAATTTACAGTAGCAAATTCACCAATTACTTCATCAGGAACTATTACATTAGCAGTTAATTCAATTGCTAATACTAAAATCACAGGATTAGGAACTGCATCCACATTAAATGTTGGAACTTCTGCAAACAATGTGGTACAACTTGATGGTTCTGCAAAATTACCTGCTGTAGATGGTAGTCAATTAACAAACATAGATGCAGCTTCAGCTGGATTTGCAATCGCTATGGCAATAGCACTTTAAGGAGAAAACATGGCACAAAATTTTAGAAGATACACAAGCAACGATGTAGGAACATCTGCAGCAACTTTATTTACTGCAGACAGTTATGATACAGTAGTTGGTATATCAGTTTCAAATGTAACTGGTTCATCAGTTATAGCATCTGTATATATCAATGATGGTTCTAACGACATCTATCTAATTAAAGATGCACCTATTCCAGCAGGTTCATCATTACAAGTATTAGATGGTGGTGCAAAATTTGTAGTTCAATCTGGTGATGCTTTAAAAGTAATATCAGACACAGCTTCATCTTTAGATGTTTGGGTATCAACAGTAGATGCAATAAGTTCATAGGAGAATAAATTTGGCTTACATAGGAAATACTCCAGCTGAAAAATACAGTGCTTTTCAGAAGCAAGACTTCACTACAAGTGCGACTACATCTTACACATTGGATAATCCAGTTGCTAATGCAAATGAGTTAGCATTATTTATTAACAATGTTAGACAAGAGCCTACAACTGCATATTCTGCAAACTCAACTACATTAACACTAACAGAAGCTACATCTGCATCAGATGATATGTACTGTGTGTATTTAGGTAAAGCTGTTCAAACAGTTAATCCACCAAACGCTAGTGTTGGAACAAGCCAGTTAGCAGACAATGGAGTTACAACTGCAAAGATTGTTAATAATTCTGTTACTTTAGCAAAAGCTAATTCTGATTTTTATACATCATCAACTTGGACACCAACACTTGAATTTTCAACATCAAATGGAACAATAGCCTATTCAACTAATGCTGGTGATTATTGGAAAATTGGTACTTTAGTTGTTGCTAACTTTAATATTGCTTTAAGTTCAATATCTGGTCATTCTGGTAATGCTAGAATATCAAGTTTGCCATATACAGCTGCAACTTCTCCAAATTCAAGACCAGGTGGTTTTATATCTCTTTCATCTTTGTTTTCTCTAGGTGGAGTAACTGTAAATGTATTTGGTGGAACTACTTTTGCAGATTTATTGAGACTTGATACTACAAATTATGAGTATGATTTAAATGTTACAAATGCTCACATTAACGGAAATGAAATTATAAGAGGAACAATAATTTATAAATCTGCGTAACTATGAAAATAAAATTTAAAAATTTAGGAGTATAATAAATGGCAATATCAAAAATACCAAGTGCTGGATTTCAAGACAATGTTAAGTTCAGAAACATCATCATCAATGGTGACATGAGCATAGCACAAAGAGGAACTTCAAAAACAAGTGCTGGTTCTACTAATGGTTCTTATGACACAATAGATAGATTTGCATTTGCAAGACTTAATTTAGGTGCTTTTACTCAATCACAATCAACAGATGTACCAACTGGTCAAGGTTTTGCAAATTCTATGAAATTTGATTGCACAACTGCTGATGCTTCACCATCTGCAGGAGATTATGCTTTTGCAGTTCAATATGCTGAGGCTCAAAATTGTCAATATTTAAAATTTGGAACTTCATCTGCTCAAAGTCTCACACTTTCATTTTGGGTTAAATCAAATAAAACAGGAACTTACTGTGCTGATATAAGAAGTTTAGATAGTGCTAGGTTAATATCAAAAACCTATACAATTTCATCTGCTGATACTTGGGAAAAGAAAACTATTACTTATGACGGTGATACAGTTGGAACTATAAATAATGATAATGGAATAGGCTTACAATGTAGTTTTTGGTTAGGTGCTGGAAGTAATTTTACATCTGGAACTTTAGCAACATCTTGGCAATCTTATGATGCTGCTGATAGAGCAGTAGGTCAAGTCAACCTTGCAGATAGCACAGCTAATGAATGGTACATCACAGGAATACAATTAGAAGCTGGAACAACTGCATCTGATTTTGAGTTCTTGCCTACAGGAGTTATGGAAAGTTTATGTCAAAGATATTATTTTTCAACTACTACATCTATGGCTGGTTATGTTACTGGTGCAAATCAAAGTGCTGGTTGTGTAAGTATATTTGCTCATCCTACAACTATGAGAGCAGATCCCACAGTTACATTAACTTATACTGCTGGAACTAATTACAGCAATTATAATACTAGAAACAGAGATGAAATAAATACTTCTATAAATATAAAAGGTTCTGCATCTGGTAGAGTTTTTGCAGATTTTAACCCTGTTACATTTGAGTCGGAATTATAATTATGATTAATAAAGAAAATATAAGCACAGTTACAAAAAATTATTTTAACGATACTGAATTTGATTATGAAGTTGTGCATAATTCAATTACAACTTTTGTACCACTAGACGAAGCAAACACAGATTACCAAGCAATTCAAGAATGGATAGCAGATGGTGGAACAGTAATAGATAA